ATGGATACGCAAGAAGACGTTAAAGAGATAAAAACCACGTTAGAGAAAATGGATGAGAGACTATACGAAATTGCTAAAAAAAATAACTAATGAAAACAAGTAAAAATGAAATACAATTTTATATTACTGTTGATATTATTAACTAATACAATATTTGCACAAGTTACAGTACCTGAAAGATTTTGGATCGAGGATTCGAACTTCGAAGAAAAAATTAAAGAGCATCATGTATTTGGAGATGATGACAAGTTACCTATTGTTGTGGAGTTTTGGGCTGCCTTTAACGCTGAGAACTGTTTTGCCGACTGGGATAAGATTAAAAATGCGGTTTATTACAGAGTGGATCTCGCAAAAGCTCCAATGGCTAAAAAGAAATACAAAGTAAGAATGGCACCCACTCTTATAATATTTAAAGAGGGTATAAAAGAAGAAATATTTAAAGCTGGGTTAGATTTACTATTACCAACTAACTTAAGTGAAGTACAAGAGGCTATTGATGAGATCAATACTGCTTCTAAATTTTAATTATGGAAAAATATATATATAGAGCAAAAATAGATAGAGTAGTTGATGGAGACACTGTAGATGCTTTTATTGATTTAGGATTCGATATACATGTTAAGAAGAGAATTAGATTACATGGGGTAGATACGTGGGAATGTAGAACAAGGAATTTAGAAGAAAAGAAAAAAGGATTGGCTGCAAAAGCTAGAACTAAAGAATTATTATATGACGTTAGTGATAAACCTCAAGTATGTAGAATTAAATCCCATGGAGTTGGTAAATATGGTAGGGTTCTTGGTGAGCTTTTCATACGTGATGCGGATGGAATTGAAATTAATATTAATCATGCATTAGTGGATGAGGGTCACGCGTACACTTATCATGGCGAAAAAAAGAAAAAATTTAAAACTAAATAATAACATTATGTGCCCATTATGTGGAAGCAGCCTTTGCTGCTGTTAATAAAATAAAAATTATGTGGAAAACAACAAAACAATATTGCAAGAATGTATGGAATTACATTTGGAGCAAGACTACTGTAGATGAAAAAGCAATTGCTGCAGTAAAAGAAATAAAAAGAAGATATAAATTAACTAGCGATGAATTAAGAGACGTTGCGAAAGCTATTAAAGAAGTTGGTAATCAACTTGGTGATATTGACAATGCATTAAGAGGAGAAGAAAGAAAAGGTAGGAAAAATGGAACAAAAAATAAGTAAGCATATAAGCTACGACGAAGGAGTACGTAGTATCACAGCTTTACGACTTGGCTTAGATAATGATCCCTCTGACGATCATTTACAAAACATGAAGTTGTTATCAGAAAAAGTATTTGAACCCCTTAGAATGTACGTAGGAGGTCCAATACGGATAAACTCGTTCTATAGAGGACCAGAATTGAACAAAGCGATCGGTGGAAGCCGAAAATCGCAACATTGTCATGGCCAAGCTATGGATATTGATGATACTTTTGGGGTAATGTCAAATTCAACTATGTTTAATTGGATTCAAGATCATTGTGATTTCGATCAGATGATATGGGAATTTGGTGATGAAAATAATCCAGACTGGGTACACGTGAGTTATGTGGATCCGGGTTCAAATAGAAATAGATGCTTAAGGGCTAAGAAATGTCCTAGCGGAACAACATATTCGGTAATAACAAAATAAAAATATGAAAACATTAGAAGATAAAATATCAATAATATTTGCAGTACTTATGGCTCTTATACTACTTTTTGTATTAAGTAGTTGTAGTTCTTCTATATATAAAGTTAGGAAAGAACAAATAAAAGTTACACATGTATTAGCTATAACTGAAACAGGGGATACATTACAAATACCAATAGAAGATATAAAACCAAAAGTAATTTATAATATTGTTGGGTATGTTAATAGATTCGCTGGTCGAATATGGTATAATCCATATTATCGTCCATATAATTACATATATGATTATTATCCTTATAATTATGGTAATAATATAAACTATTCAGGAAGTACATTTGGTATAAGTACTATACGACCAACTACACAAATTAATGTACCATCTAATAATAATAATTCTGGCACAAGTGGATTTTCAACTAGACCTTTAGCTACTAATCCTGTGATTAGTGGTGGTGGAGTGAAAAAGAAAAAGAAAAATTAAACAAAAACAAAAATGAAAAAGTACAGAACGTATTATATACTGTTGTATACAATGGTAGTATTAGCATGTATCGCGCTTATAGTGAATTGTGGAAATCCACATAAACATAAGAAAATGAAAAAACATAAAATGGAGATGAGAATGAAAAGCGATACAATTCATAATGATTCTATTAGACAAGCAAGAATGAAAATGTGGAAAGAAAGAAAGAAACACAAAAAAGATTCTAGAAAATAATATGTTTCTATACACATCACAAGCTTTTAAAAAATCTTTTAAGAAAATACTGGGTTTTAGTTTTAAGAAACTTGATAAAATTAGACAATTTGGTCGATGGTTCTAAAACTTAACAATCTGTTAATATAAAAAACATTATATAAAAAAATAAAAGGGTGATTACTTTATCATGGACGATAAATATAAACACCCTCATTTTATAACTTTAGTTACAATACTAACACTACTCGTAGTGATCACATTAGCATTAAATTTTTGACACCTTAGATCTCCTAGGCGCTGACTTTATTCTTTTTATACCTTTCATCCAATCTGTATACTTAACTTTCCCTTCTTTCAAATCACTCAATAAATTCCATTTTAACAATCCTTTTCTTTCTAACATAGATATATATTGTTGTTCAAGATCTTTATCATGAGCACCTATAGATACCATATATACTGGTAAATGCCAACTATGTGGATCAGCTGCGCTAATAGTACCTTTATTATCTGTCCCCCTTGCTTTAACAGACTTTGCGAAGAAATCAAAACCTATTAAATCTAAACTTTTGTATGTTTTAACTTTATTTACAAACCACAATATAGTTAAAAATCCTGCACTTGGTCTTAAATCCTTACACCTTAATATGTCTTTATCAAAAGATTTCATTATATCGATAATTTCTTGATCAGAATACATTTGTGTATATAACATACCTTTAGGTAAATGTTCTTCAAAATTCCAATTTTTTAATTGTAAATTTCCTCTACATCTATTAACAAGTATTTTAACATCTTTGAATTTACCGTGAGTAAATTCTTTATTAATTTCCTTATATATTGGTGCCCTGAATTGACCAGTAACCCATATATCTACTTTAGTACCTATAGATTCTTCCTGTAGTTTATTTGCTTGCATCGCTCTTCCAAAACGAACCACAATGTCATAACTGTTTATAACATCAGCTAATTTATAATTCATTATTTCTACTGAATTACCTACAAATACTATACGTTTGTCTTTTACAAACTCTTGTATACTTTCCACCATTCTTCTGATAATTCACCGTTTTTATATTCTTCAAACCAAGGTCCACCTTGTGTATAATGTATTGCTTGTATGTATTTATGTTTTCTATAATAACCTACTAAATGATTATATTTTAAAGGTATTCTACCTATTTCATTATCTTTAACCCAAGCAAATTGATGAAGATCTGCAGGTGAAGCATTGTCTAAATATTCTTTAGTTAAATGTTTTAATTTACTATTGTCAAATAACATTAATGAACTCCAACATTTTTTAGGGTAAGATTTATTTTCAACTCCACCCATTTTAACACCATGTATATTACCTAAATTATGTTTTACACATGCTACAGGTTTTTCTCTTAAATATTGTTCTATGTCTGTAGGATTACATTTAAATACAAAATCGTTATCAACAAATAAAGCTTTTCCTTGATAATGACATAACATTGGTACGTAAAATCTAGTAAATGAAAATTCAGTAGATTCACCAGGGTAATTTTCTCTACCATATATACCAACTCGTGTTAATGATTTTTTATCTAAATATTTTATTTGATGTTCCCCTTTTTTTGAATGATCTTCTATAGATCTTCTACATACTCTAGTAGCTTGAGGAAATCTTGAATCGTGTCCTATATATATTTTCATAATTTTATTTTTTTATTAACAGTACTATTAAATGCTTACCTGTATTGTTTATATCAAACATATCCCACTCATATTTAAACTTTTCTAACCACCAATTTGCTTCTCTTACTAATAAATGAAGGTTTTGTCCATCAGGAAAAGTTGAATTTGATGGTATGGTACATATAATAACATACGCCCATTTGTTTGTTTTATCATACATATGTTGTAAAACATTATCTATTTTATTAGGTTCCACATGTTCTAATACATCAAAACATATTGTTGCATCACAAGTTGGTGGATCTTCATCTTTTCTAATAATACCAGGTTCGTATTCATGTATATTAAATTTAGCATTAGGGTATTGGTTATCCATTTGTTTTTTAAACTCACCATATCCAGATCCATAATCTAATAGAGAATTAGCTTGCGATAAAGCCATATATTTATAAATCATAGATGGTATCTTTTTTCCAAAAGCATAACCCCATCTACTGTTCTCGTGAAGATGTATTATTTTTTCTTTATATTCTTTAGATATTAGTTTTTCCATTTTTCTCTTTTCTAAATTCTTTACTACCTATATAGTGTTTTGTTTTTTCCAACAGAAACTCTATATTTAAATTATTTTCACTACAATAATCTAATAACCAAAATAAAGCTTCGTTACTATAACCATCTCTACCAGCAATAGCTATTATAAATGGTATACCGTTTTTAGTTTTTTTCCAATCTAATAATATAAAACCAGACTTATTAGGTTTTAAAAATTCAGGATATTTAAAATCTTCATCTCTTAACCAACCACAATTAAAAATTCTACATGGATCGTTTGGTCTATGTTTATATATTGTACAACCTTTTTCACTAACATAATGACAAGGTCTACCACTATATCTTTTACCAAAAATATCTAAAACCATTCTTCCATCGCAACAAGCAGTGCAATCACCACATTGTCTTTTTACTTTGAGTCGCATATTTGTGTTAATATATTTTCAAAATTATCTAACCGTATCATATTAGGACCATCACATAATGCGTTATCTGGATCTGGATGAACTTCAAAGAAAAATCCATCTACATCTACAGCATTCGCAAGCTTTGCCATGTGTATAGCATACTTCCGCTCGCCGCCACTCTTGTCTCCTAATGAACTAGGTTTCTGTGTGGAATGTGTACAGTCCATAATAACAGGATAACCAAATTCTTTCATATCAATGATCTGTCTAAAGTCTACAACCAGGTTACCTAATCCAAACATACTACCTCGTTCTGTTAACATAATTTTATTGTTACCCGATTCTTTTATTTTATTAATTGGATGGATCATGTTTTTACCATCTAAAAATTGAGCTTTCTTTATATTAATTGTTTTACCTGTGTGACTTGCTGCAACTAAAAGATCTGTTTGTCTACATAAAAACGCTGGTATTTGTAATATATCCACTACTTTAGCAACTGGTTTTGCTTGCCAAGGTTCATGTATATCAGTTAATACTTTACAGCCCACAGCTTCTTTTATATTGCTTAGTATATTTAAACCTTGTTTCATACCAAGACCTCTATATGAATCAATAGAAGTTCTATTAGCTTTATCAAATGAAGCTTTAAATATATAATCAAAATTATATTTATCTGCTAATTCACTAAGACTAAAAGCTAAATTCATAGCCATTAATCCATTTTCAATTACACAAGGACCTGCTATTAAAAGTTTTTTATTTTTTGCCATTAAGCTGTATATTTAACTTGTATTTTTCTTCTTATGTTTTGTGTTAAAATATTTTTCCATTTTTTACGACTCATTAGTGTGCAATGCATATTTTCACCATTCATAAAAGTACATTTAGATGGATTATGAGGTATGGTTATAAACACCGTACCACCTACACGGGTGTGTTTGTTTATATCTTTTAAAACAGCTGGTAGTTCTTCTATAGGAATATGCTCTAATACATCACAAATAATTACAGCATCAGCTTGTGAAGGTGGTCTTACTTTATATATAGGATGAAAAGGATCATACCTATAAAACCCACCTAAATTAGGACCTAGATATTCAGTCATTGTAATTTCTTCTTCAACAATAGTTTTATTACCTTCTTCATCCAATGGAATGAATTCGTGTATTTTAACTTTCGTGTGCCAGTGTATTGATCTACCACAACCGTATTCCAGTAACATACAACCTGGATTTTTATCAACAAATTGTTTAATTTCTTTTAAAAATCTTTTTATACCACCACCATCACCATACCCACCTCTTGTTTTTGTTTTTTTACCATTGGAGTCTCTTATATAGTAACCTCCAGTAAAAAGATCTTCATATTTTTCTTTATATTTCATATTATTAGAATAAATCTTGTTTTGTGTTAATTTCTTTTCCATTATATTCTGTTTTTACTACTTGTATATTATAATGTCCTAATATTCTATTTTGTTCTAAACTTTCGTTTGGATACTCGTCGTTAAATAAATCATACGATCGTAGTATACTAGGTCTATAAGCATATATACCTAAATGTCTATCTCCATAACCTATATTAGTTCTAGTAAACCACATTGCTTTACCTTCTTGGTGTATTACTTTAACATCACCAGGTTTACAACCTTTAGTATAACAGGTCGTAATATCATTATGTATACAATCTTTTAAAAGTGGTTCTAATGTTTTGTATGTTATGTCTAACATATCACCTTGAACATTTACAATCATATCATATTTGTCTAGTCTATCTAATACTGATGCTATTCTTGCTGTACCATTTTCAGCTTCACCAGTCATAATAGCATTACCAATTGTAATATGTTTTGCTATTTCTTCACTATCAGTTACAACATAAGTATCATAACCCATTAATCTACATTTATCAAATACTAATCTTATTAATGGTTCACCATCAAACTCTATTAGCATTTTTTCTTTTAATCTTGTGCTATTTAATCTAGCTGGTATAACTATAGCTATTTTAATATCATCTATATTCACGATTACTTTAAATTAATAAATCTACCTACAGTTCTCCTGTTTATATCATCATGATTAAATTCTGCCCAGTATAACTCAAAAGCTACACCGTCTTCAACTCCTTCAAATTGATGGAACTTACCTGGTTTAACCATAGTAAAATCCCCAGCTTCTAATATTGTTTCATCTAGTAACCCTTGATCCTCTTGCCATACTCTTATTATCATCTTACCGGATTCAACAAAAAAACCATTCCATTTAAATTTATGTTCATGTTCTGAACATTTAAATCCTTTTTTATATTCTATACGGTGAAATTCTAAAACACCGTTAGAAAAGACATTTTCAGTCTTTCCCCATATTTTCCCTGATTTCATATTATTTATTTAATTAAATTTTATCTCTAAAATATTTTTTTTTCCAACTATTGGATTGCATTCTTCTTTCTTGTATTATTTCAATTTTTTTATTAAAAGATTTTATTGGTGACCAATTATACCATTTATTTCTATTACTAGCACCTAATGGTGATACTTGAAAGTTATTTAATGATTGTTTAGGTTTATTTGAAAAGTGAATACTAATTAATATTCTAGGTCCCATTGCATCAACTTTATGATATTGATATTGTGGGATATATAATAAATCACCAGCTTCTAAAATAAACTCTTCTAGTATTTCTTTTGGTTTATCTGGAGCAAATTCTTTATATATAGTCCATTTAACTTTACCCTCAGTATGAAATAAAAAGTTTTCTGTATTATCTGAGTGTGCTGGAAAACTTTTAGAATTAGCTCTAGGTGATGCGTAAACATTACATTGTCCTTTTTCAAAATATCTTTCAAACTCGTGACATATATCAACAAGATCTTTCTTTTGGTATTCAGCAAGAGGCAATACAAATGATTTACCTTCTTTCCATAATTTATATATTACATCTTTCTTTAACATAGGTAATTTTAATTTACCTTTTCTTACTTTATCAAGACACCATCTACCATCACCATCCAACCTGTAATCTATTATTTGTAATCCTTTCATGTCAGGGTATTGATTTAAGTATTTGTCAAAATCATTCCATGTAAATAAATTTTTAAATTTATTTCTCCTTAATATAAGGTGTTTTTTGTTCCAATATTCCATAAAGAATACTTTAG